ATCTGCAATCAGTTTGAACTCACCAGTGGAGTCCATGATGCGGAAAGTGAAAGTTTGTGCGCCAGGACCAGCTTCGCTAGTTACAGGAAGAATGGTTGAATATTTGATGTCGGCATAAACCGTTTCAAATACTTGGGGGCGGATAAATTCAAGTTGGCGCTCAAGAAAGAGGCCAGCTTCGTCCATACGAAATTCAGACATTGGAGGGCCTCCTATCAAGAGTCAGCGGTAAGGGTGAACGAAGGACCGTTCAATTCAACAATCGCCAGGCCGGAGCCGGTAACAGAAGAAAGGTAACGAGCATTCGCCAGTAAAGCAGTTTTGCCACTAAGGGCAGCAGAGCGGAATTGACCAGCGTATTGAACACCAGTTGCAGTATGGATAACGCGCACAGCAGTGGCAGGAGTCACTGAACCATGAACATAAACAGCAACGGCGCCTTCGTTGGCAACGTTAAGCACTTGCTGGTTTTTCACTCCAGGACGACTATCGCTGTCAAGGGCTTTTTCGTCTACATAAGTAAGAACGTTTACGCCTTGAACAGTGCCAGTAGTGCCGGAAATAGTTTTAGCAGAGTTGGCAACAGTACCACCAGAGTTATATACAACAACGTTACCGAAAGCCAAAACGGCATTGGTTTCATTGATATAAGTGCCAATGGTGTTGTCGCGGATGTCGGACAGTTGGCCTTCCAGCAATGCGGTGTGCTGCAGAGCATAAGTCTGTTGCACTCCACCTGCGGAACCACTAGCCCCGGAAAAAGTAACGGCCATGGATCAGCGCTCCTTAGAGACAGAGAGAGGGGATTTCCAAGCATTCTGCAATCTGTCCATATAGGAAGAAGGTGCAGACATTGGAGACGCAATAGAAGCAACAGCTTTACGCAGTTCTTCTGTAGCAGCAGAATCACCACGAGGGGATTCTGTCAAAGTGTCGAACATAGCAGTGATATAATCATCAGAACGAGCTGATAAATCAACATCACCACGAACGGCTTTGATGGAGGTTTCCATGATTTCACGAGCTGAAAGGCCAGTAAAATCAAAAGCACTATCAAGGGAAGGACGTGCTTTGTCGATGAGCGCAACACGCTCTTCAACAAGACCATCGACGTTCACTTTTTGTGCTTCGGAAAGCTCAGCCTTAAGACTTTCTACTTCCTCTGCAAGTGCATCGGCCCGCCCTTCGGCAGAGTCGGTTTTACCTTTCATCTCCTTTTGCATGGCATCCATTTCTTCCTTCATTTTGGAAGCTTCAGCCATCATGCCATCGTATTTTTTCTTCATGTCCTCGTAGGACATCTTGGCGTCTTCCCGTTCTTTAGTGATTGCTAGAGCTACGCTCTCGGTCACCTCAAACTCGGCGCCATCAAAATTGACTTTTGCAGTCATTGATGAATCCTCAGTAAAAGTAAATAAAGAAGGATCGGCAGCATCTAGACGATCTAGATGAAGCTTCACTTGCGGGCCAGCGCGGCCCCGACGAACAACAGCAATGTGATTTCCGCTGATTTCCTTTTGGATGCCATCGTAATTTTCACCGCTATCAGTTACACCAGGAATCGCCTCATAATTGACGCGATAGCCAGCGCTGACTTCTTTTGCATCACCACGCATAATACGTTCAATGGCATCTTTATCAGTGATTGTCATAACGGCACGGACGAAACCGTTGTCATAAACCACTTCAGTGCCACTAAATCCAATTTGATAATCCTTTGTATTAGAACTATCTAAGAGGACAGATGGATGTTCAAGAGTGATCGCTTTGCCCGCAAACGAGGCCAAGCTAACAGGAGATGCCACTTCTGATTCCGGGCGATATTCGCGACGAATAGAACCATCCGCATCGGTGTACTGTTGCACACCAGTGCGAGCGATGGTTGCCCAAGCACGAAGATAACCTTCGGGGGTCAGTTCATACTTGTCAATCGGCGCTACATCGTAACGGAAGCAAGTGTCACTCATATCCATACTCTATCAAATAATTTAACGCAAGATAGACTAACTTAGGATATATTGCCTAAGAATGCAGCACATTCAACTTCATCGCCTCACCACTCGCCTTAAGGCTCCAAACGTCACTATTCAAGAAAGCAGGCAAGTTATTGGTCAACGCATGAAAGAAGCAAGATTGAATTGCGGTTTGTCGCAACAGGATATAGCGCAGATTTTGCACTGCGATCAAACTACTGTTTCACGAATGGAACGCGGAGCAATATCTCCTGATTGCGCTCAAATTCGCACACTCAGCTCAGTGTTTCAACTTTCTATTTTGTATCTACTTGGCTATCCTACTTTCGTGGTATCTGCTGTTAGCAATTAATCATCATCTTCGTCGTCACGCAAATCCGCTAGTTGATTCTCAATGCCTTCCATTACATATGCCTTGGCTATTGCTTCAGCTTCAAAAACCAAAAACTTAGTTTCTTCAAACTGCTCATCAGGCTTGTCGTAAGAATTCTTAACGAAAATATGCGTTTCATCAAAACGACCATTTCTGAAATGCTGTTCCTCGACCAACCGCCAATGAGAGGTATTGCGGTGTTCATTGCATGAAAGAATAGCCAGCGCCTTCATGGTGCCAATGCCTTCATCTTCTTCCTGGATGACGCGGACAAATTCGCTCATGATTTTGGTTGACGACTTTCCACCATTTTAATCACACGATTTGCCCATGACCTGCCAGCATCGCCGCCCCATAATTGCCAGGCTATGTAGCCAGCATCATCTTCACCGCCACTTTTATTTTTTTCATGACGTGAAAAGAATGCTGCCATTCGTTTGATAGTGGCAAAACTTACGCCACCACCACCAGCTAGATCGCCAGCCCTCGCCACTCCACTGCCAATGCCTTCTTTCCCGGCCTCTTGCGTGGTTAATCCGCCTTTGCCATACTTCTTGCGTAGTTCTAAGCCACGACGCGCTGCGGCCCTTACGGACGACGGTGGGGAGAAGCTTTCAGCATCTCCCCTTAATCCTTTCCCTCTTCTTCTTCCTCTCCTGCTATTTCTTTAAAAAAGCCCATGTAATATTCATCACTCATATCTTTCTTGGGCTTGCGAGTCATGCCAGCTTCAGAGAGAGCAATGGCAAGCGCTTGCTGAGGACTCTTAACTGGCTCACCAGTACTGCTTTTTAATTTACCACTCTTAAATTCACGCATCACCAGGGCGACTTTAGCTTGCTTTTCTTTTTTAGTCATTACTGTAGATTTCTTTCTATAACTAACATTAAATCATCCCACCGCCCGTTGACGTGTCTTCGGTCAATTCTTTCGGAAGTGTACCCTGGAGGAAGCGCATCTTCCAACACTTTAAACCAGCTTAACTCTTGAATATCTTCAATAACTGCAACGCCTGTTTTGGAAAGCAATGGTAAATACAGATTGAGAAAACTACATTGGCTTTCCAGAGAGTGAGGGCCATCGTCAATTATCAAATCAATACCATCAAGGACAAGGGTTTTTATTTTATTTATTGTTTGCGCGGAATAGGCATCCTGTATAAGAAATGCATGACGATCTTGTTTCAAATTGTTCTTAATTTTATCATGCACACAATCCATTACATCTATACCGATAACAAAAGCATTCGGACAAAAATCATGCCACAACAACATTGATCCACCATGCTGCACTCCAATTTCCAATATGCAACTTTTTTGTTTTGTTTTTATTCTCGAAAGCAAAAATTCGTAAATAGGGCCATATGAATGGCTATCACCAGGGGAGCCAACATTTTCACATTTTTGCTTATCAGTGCCACCTGGATTTTGCCAATAACCAATTTGGTGTTTTTTTAAAATTTGCTCAACATTAGGACACAGCGAAAGATCTTCTGAAATAGTTTGTTGCATGATTTTAGGAATAAAAATAGAATGAAATTAATGACGCAATTGATTTACTTGCGCCTCCAGTAAGTGCAAATAAGATGGTCCTTTGGAACTTTGGAAAAGATGAAATACTCTACCATTGCCGTATGTTGTGCCAATTCCAAAAGTTCCTAGATCAGCCAGCGGCCAAGAAGGTCCATCTGTTGAATGTCTTTCAGGAAATAATAGTCCAACATCCAACCCTTCATTCAAGCATGCCATGGTAATGCTTTGAGCTGTATCCATCTCACCATTAGCTATTAAACTTGGCCTGCCAATTTCATTCCATAACGAACGATTAGCCACCATAAAAGCAGGAGCTGCATAGGGAATATCACGCAATGGCAAATGATTAGCGCATTGCGCCACCCCTAAAACAGTGCCGTTTTTCTTGACTGCTGCTTGTGCAAAATCAACAACAGACAAACACAAAGCAATGCAATCAATATCAATAAAGCCAATTAAATCTTCTTTACGATCATCAAATAATTGTTCCATCCATCGCCCATGAGCAGCATGAGGGCTAATCCCTTCGCTATTTAACCCTGCAATAGAAACGGAATGATAGCAGACATTTAAGCCAACTAAGTTACACGCTTCTTGATGAAGGTCGATGATGCGAGAATCAATATTGTCGCAGTAAAAAGAATGGAAAAGCATTAGCGAATTCGAGAGGAAAAATTACCATGAAAAGTCAAAGGTGGCGCTGTGTAACTACGCAACATAGGCTTATCTTTTTGAAACCATTCAATTAGATGATGTTGACATTGATGCATGCTTTCCATTTGCACTAACATTTGCAGATCAAGAGGCATAAAAATAGTTTTAAAAATATCCAGCAACTTTTCCATGCCTTCTTTGGTCACCAAATAACCGTCTGTGCCGCATACACCTCCCCATGTAAGACCATTGTGATTACGAAAACTTCTATTGTTAAAAAATACTAAATCAGCGTCATCCGGTACTGGCATAGCAATAGTTGATCTCAAAGTGGTGTCATCTTCAAGAACAGCAATTTGTTTAAACCCTTGAGCTAAAGCATGTTTCCATAGTTCAATGGAGGAAAGCGTAAGTGCTAATTCACCAGTCAACTTCAATGCATCGCTACCACCACGCTCGTCCCAAATCACACGGCGTTCTGTTTTGGCTTCCATGTCTTCTCTGCTCACCTTTCTTCCATCAATGGCATTCCACCATACAAATTGCTGACCTATTTCCATTAAGCGTCTCTTAAAAATTTCTCTTCTTTCGTCTCCTTTTATGCTCATGCAATAAACAGGCCCTTCAGATAAATCAATAACAGTTGATGAAACGCGAGGGAATAGTGCATTTACACTATCCCCTTCTACTTTTTTCCAAAACCTTCTCCAGCCTTTGGCTTTTCAGTCAGAGTGCGACTAATGATGCTTTCAAGTTGCTCGACAATAGTGGTCCATTTGTATTTATCTTGAACTAATTGATCTCGGCACCATTGTCCAGCCTTGATTAGTTCATCTCGATTGTGGTAATAATAATTAAGCCGTTCTGCTAAATCATGAGGAGATATTTGACCTCGCTCTAGCCCGTAATTCCTATCAGTTTCCCAGCTTTCAATATTAATGCGTGGTAAATCATAAAAAATTTCACGCAAGCTTGTGTGATCAGGAACTAATTGTGCAACGCCAGCAGCAGCATGCTCAAAATTTACCAACCCCCAGCCTTCTCCTGAACAAGTGTTAATGCCAATATCACAAGCATTCATCACTTCATTAAGTTTTTCAATGGGCAAGCAACGCATTGTATCAAAATCTTTGCTGGTAAGAATTAACTTGCCAGTGGCATCATATCCATAATCACGAGCCACACGTTTAAACAATGGCACAAGATCCCATCCTTGATCTTTGGTTCCCATGTTGAGCCATAAGCGAGCATCAGGTTTGTCTAATGCAAATTCAATAAAACCTTTAATAGTTAAATCAATACGTTTACGCGGTTGATTTCTATTGCCATTAAATACTACAAATAAATTATCATCAATCCCTAAAGATTTACGGCACTCAGCTTTATCCATGGGAAAGAAATGCGAGCGGTTGATGCCATGGGGGACGATGTCACAAGGCAACTCGCATCCAGCCTTACGAATTTCTTCTAAGCCAAATTCCGTATAAGTACCCATTCCATCCCACTCGTGACATTGATCAAATACTTCAGGGTAAAAACCATAGCTATCCACAGGGAAATAACCATACCATTTAAAACCAAATTGTTCTTTGTAGGGGCCAGCTTTCGCCCACAAAGTTTTCAACACCCAAATATCATTGATAGCAAAAACAAGATCAGGTTTAATAGTGGCAATTAGTTCAGGAAGGCGATGGCTTCCAAATGGATCATGACCTCCTGCCATTGCTGGATACATTTTGCAATATTGTTGCATTTCCGTGGGATCACCAAACCAATTGGTGGCCATCACATGAACCTCATGCTTTTTAGCTAGCTCAGGAAGCAGACTTTCAGCCACTCGGCCAAATCCAGTTTGAACGGAGGCATCACCACAGTAGAGAATACGAGCCACGGAAAAAACAAATCTTGCTTGATGATAATGGCAAAATTAAACTGGGACAACTGGCGCCTGTCGCCTGAAATACTCAACACTACACCTGCATCTAGCTCCACATTCGCAACGCACACCAGGCATAGGAACACTACCAATAGAAACCATGCCACGCGCTGCATAACGAAGGCAGTCAGCGCAATGCACGGCTTGATCATCAAGGATGCGACGCATCATAGAAAAACCTCGTTGCTGTTCCCGCATTTCAGTGCCTTGCCAATATGAGCCACGAATGCTTTGTGCATATAAACCAATACGTGCCATTGCCATGGGGGCTGAAATACGACCATCAATCAAATCACGAACAAAACCTTGTAAATATGTATATTCGGCGCGAAGGCGTTGGCCGATTCGACCATATTCAGCATTTCCCATTTCGCTGCGTCCGCCATAGCCAATAGTGGCAGCTTGAATATGACCAGCTTTTATTGCTTCACGAACACTGCCTTGCCATTGATCAAGCGTGATCGAACCATCAGCCAACATCTTGGTAAAACGTTTTAATTGTTCTTCAAGCTTGTCGATGCGACCATTAATAATATTACCAACTGCTTTTTTACTTAAGAATCGACCCTTAGCATCACGATAACGTCCAGCAGCGCGGTCATAAGACCATTCAGCGTCCATCCTGCTGGACAGTATGGCATTACTAAAAGCAGCTAAATCATTCAGCATTGTCGGCTTCCAACAAGTCTTTGAATTTTGCTGGCGCTTCTTCTTTCCATTGTTGCATTGCTTTTTCAATGTCTTCGTCTGAAATAAATGCAGCCTCATCAATATCAGCCAACATCACACCTTCTACTGTCATTGGCACAATTGCGTCTACTTTGCTGCTAACCATTTTTGCTGGTCCTTTGCGCTCAGGGTCAGGGTCAGCTTTGCGCTTGCGGGCAACAATTGTTTGACGCTCTTCTTTTGATAAAGCTTGTGCTTTTGCTTCAGGGAGGCATTTTGGTTTACCTTCTTTTTCTTCACGAGCACCACATGGCCCCATGATTTCACCATTGGCACCAATCCTTACCCAACCTTCTTTAAACCACTTATCTAAATCATCACTATTAATTTCACCATCGCCTCCCTTAAAGGCACCGCTAGTAGAACCATGCTTTTCCTTGTACATCCGCTTGTACTGTTGCACTACATAACCACTGGCATAAGCTGATGGCCATACTTTAAATTTTGCTTTTGCTGCTGCTACAGCACGACCATGAAGAGCTTCATCGGTA